GAAAATATTACATTAGAGTAAGGGCAGAATATGTTGGCTATTACGAAGTAGAAGCCAAAGATATTTCAGACGCAGAACATAAAGCAAGTGATCTATTGCACGAAGATATGAACGACCCAATTTATGGTTCTTTTGATTTTGAACAATATGATCCTAGAGATTCTTTGCCTTATAACGAAAGCAATAATCCCGATAAGTACCAAAGCATTCAATCAGATAACCAAGATATTTTTATACAAGAGGAGGAAGCATGAGTATAAAGCTAACACATAAAAGAAAAAATAAAGAACTAGAAACAGCTTTATCAGTTGTTAAATGTTTAATTGGAGTTGCTAATAATCAAATTAAATCAGAACCCAAAGAACCCAAGTGGCAAGAAGAATTGCATAACTTATTACAAGTAGAATTTTTAATAGAATGTTCAGAAGATTTTTATTACGAAGATTAAAGAGGAGGAAGCATGAGTACAAAATTAAAAGAACTTAGTCATGATTTATCTTACTTAATAGATTATTTAGAGGAAAATAATCAGATTGGTTGCACTACGACAGCAGAAACAATAGCAATTGATTTTAAAAATAATTTTTGGAAAGACGAATGGGAAGCTGATTACGAAGATGAAGAAGGTCTTACAGAAAAGTTTTATGAAGATTTCCATACGCACTGCCCTGAGTATTTACATTGTGATAGTTGTGATAAATACGGCATGAGCGGTAATATGATTTTTGACGGAGATTTTTATTGCGACTTGTGTCATTTAAAAGATCACTTAGAAGATTTAGAAAAATTAGTTAAGGATTTAGATAACCAATTTCTTGATGATCTTAGAAGAATGGTGTATCGCTAATGCAGAACTTAAAACTTAAACAAGTACAAGACGCTATAGAGTATCTGAGAACGATACAAAGCGATCTGAATCCAAGAAAAGCCAAGTTAGGTAATAAACCAATAGTTTGGATTTCGGTTAATAATCAAGAAGATTTCAGTTTGCTTTCTCAAGCTATAAAGAGCATGAGGAATGTAAAGTGGATTGGTATAATATTAGAAACAGAGGAGGTAATATGAAGCCATATATGTATGTAACACATAACGAGGGAGTCAATCAAAATGCGATCTTCGGATCAAGTTTAATTGGCTATGTTAAATGTTCTTATCAAGAGTTGATTGATGCTTTTGGAGAACCACAGATAATCGACTTATCATCTTCAGACGGTAAGACTGATGTCGAATGGGAGATTGAGTTTCAAGACGGAACTTATCTACACATTTACAATTGGAAAAACGGTAAGAACTATTTAGGCGAAGAAGGTCGTGAGGTTGAAGATATGACTGAATGGAATGTTGGCGGTCATACAGCTAAAGACTTGGATAAGCTTAAATTAGTGTTCCAAATGAACAAAATCAAAGCCCTAATAAGCCATTAATGGTAGGTTGGGAAATTGTATTGGTTACATTAATCGGAATAGCTTTCTTAATAGATTACTATTTGGGTTAGACAAGAGGTGTAATTAGCAGTTAAAATACAAAACGAAGTAGAGCGATACTTGTCTTTTTCTCCCCTTTTATTGCTCTACTTCACTTTCTAAATCATTCACATCATTATTTTCTAAAGCGTTATCTTGAATAACTTGTGCTTCTATTGTCTGTCCGAGCAGACTTTCCAGGCGGTTTTCGACTTCTTCTCTACTCATCTGATCTATTTTTCCAAACATAACTTCCTTACGATCAACAATCAGGCCCCCGACTCTTAATAAACTATTCTGAGCAGAAATTGCAGCGTTAAATGAACCAGCCTCTAAAGCTTTGTCCCGAATGTCATAAAGGTCTTGTACAGCACGATCATAATTCAGTTCATACTTTTTCTTAACTTCATTCATAAGGTAGTTGTATTCGGATCTAATCAAAGGATTGCTCATGAGTTTGTTTGCAGCTTGTCGTGGATCCTTATAGCCAGCTTTCGCTGCCGACTCAATCAAAGATAGTCTAGGATTATTGACAGCAGTCCAAATGAATATTCTTTGTCTGCGATTTAATTTCTTATCCAGGTTGCAAGTTTCGATAGGGGGCGTATCTTTTTCAGCAAGTAGATTGCCTTCGTAAGTTGTATCATGTTTCTTTTGATAATCTGCCATGATTTTTTAGCGTATTCTAATACGACCTCCTCCCACCATTCTCCCAATAGTGTGTAGCAAGGGTACACTCCCGATTAGTTAGTTGTCAAGGATTTTAGAGTATTTAAGGGTATTTTCTTATTATTCCTATGACAAAAATGAAAAAAATAAAATATTAATGAAAGCCTTATAAATAAAGGATTTGCGGTGTCATAAATACCATGACAAAAATCAGACAATATTAATTTTCTGGATCTAAGTCAAAATCAGCAGTAAAAAAGATACTTTCTTCGCCTAGGTAATCATCAGGAAGATGTGCGTCTAATGTTTCGTTAACCAGGCGTACTGTTTCTTGATCCGACTGCGTTATCTGCATAATCTTTTGCAAAGAGTAAGACAGCATACAAAGGCTAGTCATTAGTTCCGACTCACCTCTAACACTATGATTATTGAGAATACTGTCGCATTTATTTATCAGTTCTTGTGCCGTGGGTTTTCCCAACTTTTCTTTAAAATTTATGACCTGATAACTCATACTGAATTATATACATACTTCCAGATAAAAGGGCAAGGGCGGAGAGATTTCTAGCTAGGCTCTCTCCGAAGCCTTAGCCGTCTAATTGGGAGAATGACATGAACGGCACTAGAATTAAGGGAAGTAACTTAAAAAACCTCCCCTTAACTACAATTAGTGGACATATTATACTTTTAGTGTGTATAATGCAACAAGAGGTAAGAGTTTATGGAAGAAGATAAATATCAACAATTAATACATCAACTTGCTATGGCAGAGTTCGATCTTAAAAGAGCTAAACAATGGCGAGAAGAAATCATCAGTAAATTACAAGAGGAGGAACCACATGCAAAGTCTGCCTGAAATATTAGAACCGCATAAGAATTATGTTTTAAACGAAGCATATTACTTTCCAAAGCTAACCAATAGCTTTTATCACAACAGTCCAGGCGTAAGTTCATCAACCATAAGAAAGTTTATGGATAGCCAAGTACACGCCTTATATGAAGAGATTGAGGACTCGCCAGCCCTAAGATTTGGGACAGCAGCTCATGCCCTTATTGTCGAAGGTCAAGAAGCTTTTGATAAAGATATTGCAGTTATAGTCGGATCTCCTTATACAAGCGCCAATAAGTCGCTAAAAGCGGACTATGAGCAAAGGGGTTATACCGTTATTAATAATCAACAGAAGGAAGATATTTTTGCTATGGAAGAAGCACTCATTCCAGAAGCGAGTAAGTATCTCAATCCGAATGAGCTAGACTATCCTTCTATATTTGAAAGCCCATACGAGTCGTCATTCTATTGGTATGAAGGAGAAACACTTTGTAAATTAAGATCAGATGTTATTAGGCATCCAATAGGTCAACCATACTCAGAAAAGAATATAATTATTGTCGATTACAAAACTACAATGGATTGTTCGCCAAAAGGATTTACTAGCTCAGTTCGTAAGTACGGCTATGATTTACAAGCTTCTTGGTACAAAAGAGGATATGAAAAAGCGGGATTTAAGGTAGAAGGTTTTTACTTTGTAGCACAAGAAAAAAAGAAACCTTATGCTAGTAAAATCTTCAAAATGTCTGAAAAAGATTTAGTAGCTGGGTGGATAGCATTAGAAGGCACTTTAGGGCTATATAGAGACGTTATGAAGGGCGAAGAGCCTATGATCCACAATTCTCCTAATCTTGTAGAAATTAAGCTCAGAGAGGATAGTAATGCAAACATTTGAAGAAAAATTATCAGAAGAAGAATCTGAAACCATTTGCACATTAATTGAAGGTCTTATAATTAGGTCTGAAAAAAATTTGCAAAGCGTTTTTATGCCTGACCATTATAAAAATCAAGCTAAAAAAAGAATCAAAAGATGTCATCAAATTTTAAATAAACTACAAAAAAAATCAGAAGATAAGGAGAAGAAAATGGCAAATAAATATGTACCTAGAACAATCAGAAACATAAGGTTATCTGCGTATCATGCAGCTATATTGGATGTTGTAAAAAAAGATATTGGCTATGAATGGAATAACAGAGCAGTTGGCGAAGCTTTGGAAGTTTATTATAAAGTAAAGCACATGAATAAAGAAAAGGAAGATAATGAGAGAAGATAAATGGGCTGTAGCTTTGGGTATTTGTATCTTAATAGGATTACTAATACTGTCTTGGAATATAGCGACTGGGATAGTTAGCTTATGAAATTAACAGCAAAAGATTTTATAATATTATTGTTATCTGCAACTTTGATATTTTTGTTAGCTAATATAGATGTTTGGATTGTGTTTGGAGAAGTATATGACTAACACAAAAATAAGACATGCTGGTAAACTAACTGAAAAAACTTTACAGAGATTACAAAAACACGTAGAAAAAAGGAGAATAAATGATCGCTTATTACAGAATTGAAGGGGAAGTTATATTGGGTTATGACCACAAAGATGATTGCATTTATCGCATGTACATTTCAGATCCAATAGCAAGATCTAAACACATACTTAATATCAAAGATGACCTTAGAGGTTAGACAAGACTATCAAGCAGAAGTTCAAAGAGGGGACAAGTTGCAAATTATAGAAGCGTCTGATTGCATTTCTTTTGATGATGCTTTTGAAAAAGTTAAGTCTTTGTCGCCAGATTGTTTAATCAAAAAAATTACTAACAAAACTACCAAATCTTTTACAATTTACTATACGAGAACCAATGGGGATTAAAGTATTAAGTTTGTTTGACGGTATGAGTTGTACTCAGTTAGCTCTACAACAATGTGGTATTGAAGTAGATACTTATTATGCAAGTGAAATAGATAAATACGCTATCCAAGTAACTCAAAAAAACTTTCCAAATACCATTCAAATCGGAGATGTATGCAACGTAGATCCTAAAGATTACAAAGATATTGACTTAATAACTTGTGGTTCTCCATGTCAAGGTTTTAGTTTTGCTGGGAAGCAGTTGGCCTTTGACGATCCAAGGTCTGCATTATTTTTTGAGTTCATAAGAATATTAAAAGAAATAAAACCAAAATACTTTTTGTTAGAAAATGTAAGAATGAAACAACAGTTTCAAGACGTTATAACAGATCAGGTTTCTGCTTGTTATCCAGACTTCCAGGGAGAAGATTTATTTGAAGGTAAGATAAAGCCTATCTTAATAAATTCGGCTCTTGTATCAGCTCAAAATAGGCTTAGGCTGTATTGGACTAACATACCAAATGTTGAACAGCCAGAGGATCAAGGAATAGTTCTAAAAGATATTTTAGTTAAAGAGGAGGAATGGCAAGAAGAAGTGCCACAATACCTACAAAATCATTTCCATGGTGAGCCTAGAGCTAACCAAGTAAGGCATATTGATGTTGGCAAATCTAAGACTTTAACAGCGACTATGTATAAAGGACAAATTCAAAGTTGGATAAAAAAAGATGTAGAAATATCTGACAAATTAAACGATAGATTGACAAACAATCCTAGATCCAGAGCTTTTCAACCAAATCAAGAGAAAAGCGGTGCCTTACTTGCAAATCAACACAAACAATCAACCGATAGTCTTTTTGCTTTGAAGGAGCCAAAACAAGTTGGCGTAGCTATTGATATAAATGGACATGACATACTTAAAAGAGTTTATTCGCCAGAGGGCAAGTCTCCTACATTAAATACTATGCAAGGTGGCAATAGAGAGCCTAAAGTGCTGTCTGGTGCTTGGAGAGCTAGATCCTATGATGATGAAGGACAACGAGTTAAATGGAAAGAAACAAAACCAAAACAAATGTTAGAACTTAGAAAAGATGAAAAGAGTAATGCTTTGAGCTCAGTAGAAAAAGATAACGTAGCTGTAAGCGAAGAAAAATTATCTTGGAGAAAGTTATTGCCAATAGAGTGTGAGCGCCTTCAAACGGTTCCAGATAATTACACAAACTGCGTTTCAAAAACACAAAGATTTAAAATGCTTGGAAATGGTTTTACAGTCTCTGTTATATCTCACATCTTGAAAAATATGGAATTATGAAAATAACAAGGCGTAAAAAGAAAAATAAAAAAGCTGAAAAAGAATATAACGAAGCTTTATGGAATACTTTGAAAGAGCAATATGAAGAATCTGAGGTGGTAAATACGGTTAATGAAGCTGTAGATATTATGGAAAAATTTATAGACGAAGTTGCACATGATTGGACAGATACTGGCCATCAACAAAAATTAGAAAAAGCAGAAAAAAAATTAGCAAAAGTATCAGTTGCTTTTGAAATTATAAAATTAAATCTTAAATAGTTATGCAAAAAACAAAAAACTTTCAACAACATAATTCGGTTTGTGGTTCTAGAGGAAAAAAAACTAGCCAGGGTATTCATAAAAATACTATGACTAGCACTTTGAACAAACACAAAAGGAGACAATCAAAATTAAAATATAGAGGACAAGGAAGATGAAAAAACTAAATAAAAAAATATATGTAATCAATCTTGAAAAAAGAATTGATCAAATGGCAGAGGAAAGAAAAGAGTTAACTACTGCTTTTCAATGTTTAGTAAATGCTTTAGAAGTACAACAAGAAAAACAAAATTATTGTCCTTTGTTGCAAATGAATTTAGATAGAGCTAAGGGGATTCTTGAGAAGGGGGAGCATATACAAGACTCCCCCTAAACATTCTTTTAATTAAAAAGGAGGTGGACTTACTTCTGCCTCATCAGATTTAGTTTCAGAAGTTTGTGGAAAGTCATTCTTAAATTCATAAGACCTCACAACAGTTTTAGTCGTAGTACGAGTATTACCGTCATTATCTTTCCAATCTTCATCTACATTTCTGAGATTCATAAGTAATTCTTTACCAACATAGGCTGAAGCATCATCTGGGTACTTTTTAAACCCTACTGCTTTAGCCAATCTAGTAAACTTTTCAGTTGCAATTCTTCTTACATCTTCGGTTGGATGCCAAAGACTGAAGTATTCAACATGATCTTTATATTTACCGTTATCTACTTGAAAAGTAATTTTCAAAGTATTGTTACCTGATTTAGATTGGTATTTAACACTTTCTATTACCTTACAAGGATAAGTTCCTTCTGGAGCCACGCTTGGCCCAATAGGCATTTCATCAACAGAATCAATGAAATCAACGTCTGCAAAATCTACCATTATTACCCCGCTTTAGTTAAAGGTTCTTCTTGTGTGGCTTGTTTCGTCTTTCCGAATCCTAACTTATCAATAAGTTTTGTAAGATCAGGTTCTTCAAATGGATTTAACTTACCACTCCTATCTTTAGCCACATGACCTTGACCAGTTTCAGTTTGCAACCATCTTCTTTTGATTACATTACCTTCTTCGTCTTGATCTTCAATTATCCTTAAAGCTAACACTTCATCAAAGAAATAAGTAACCGCTTGACCTAATTTAGTACCAACCATTTTTGGTTCAAAGTTAGGTATGCCGTCAGCAATAGTTCTTTCACTTTTAGCTAAAAAGACAACGTGCATTTTAAGATCTCTATAAGCTCTCATAACATTAGTCATGCTTTCTTGTACGTTACCGTATGCAGCTCTAGGATCTTTGTTTCTTGATTTTTCAAAATTAAGCAAGATTTCACTTATCTCTGATATTGAATCGAGACAAACGGTGTCGTACTTAATTTCACCAGATTCTAAAAGTCTATGAATCTCCATAACTTCAGCAGCCTCTTTGACTTCTAAAGCATCAACATTCTTAGAGTCTTTAATAGAAAGTAAACCAGCTTCGGCAGATATAACAAGTGTCTTACCTGGTGCTGTTTCACATATAGTTGTTTTACCTGAACCAGCTTCGCCAAAGATAAGGATTTTAGCTCCTTGATCATCTACTAACTGACTAGGTGTAACGATTTTATTTTTTATGCTCACTCTTCACCTCTCTGTTTTAATTAATGAACTTGAAAGATTATAGTCTATACTATACTATGTGTAAACATTTATTAAGAGGAGCAAAAAATGAATGAAATTTGGAAAGCAAACTACTACCACCGACAAAAAAAATTATCGGATGAGGCACTTAAAAATCTTAAAAAATCTGGGCATGAGCCAGAGTTTCAAAACAAAAAAGTAAAGCACTATTCACTTAAAGACTATATTGAGTTTTTAGGAGTTAAAGAATCTGCAACTACTTTTGATTGTTCTGAAGCATCTATCAAAGCTTGGCGATATGGTTATAGAAATCCATCTATCAAACAAGCACATCAAATAATCAAAGCAACAGAGGGTAAGCTAACTTACGAATCTATTTTTGGAAACATACAAGATCTACAGTCCTAAATGTTTCAAATTAATTTATCAGAGGAGGACTCTCCTTATGAATTAGCTATGGCTTACTACGAAGAAGGCCTCAGCGTAATTCCTTTGCAGAGAAAAGATAAAAAGCCCCCAAAAAATTTAGGTTCTTGGGAAGAATATAAAACTAAAAGACCTGAAAGAGAAAAAGTTGAAGAGTGGTTTAAAGATAGAGATGATCTTGTTGTTGCTATTGTTTGCGGTAAGTTTATTGTTGTTGATGCAGATACACCCGAAGCTATGACTTGGGTAGAAGAAAATCTACCAGTAACACCATACAAAGTAATTACTGGTAAAGGTATGCACTTTTATTATAACAATCCACAAAACTTTACAACCTTTGCGACAAGAAGAACTAATGACACTCCAATAGAAAGACTGATTGATATAAGAGGAGAAGGCGGTCTGATAATAGCTCCATACAACAGACACGCTAACGGTGCAATTTATAAACCAGTTTTTCTTGATGGGTGGAGTGTTTACGATATTGGAGACTTGCCAGACTTTACTGAAAAAGAATGGTACAAAATAACTGGTGTACCTAAAGAGTCAGGAGCAAAGGACAAGAACATTACTGTACCTTTCTCTTTAGACGGTGTTAATGAAGGTTCAAGAAATGATCAAGCAGCAAGAATCGCTGGGTATATGATTTCAAAGAATGTGAACTTAAATTTTACAAAATTCTTTTTAAGGTCGTGGAACACTAATAACAACCCGCCACTTACCATAAGGGAAATTGACCAAGTAGTAGATAGTGTGAAATCTACACACGATAGAAAAAACCAAAAGGCTCCTTTATTTGTTCAAGCGGTAGATAACATAAAACCACCAAAAGATTTGTATGATCCCCCTGGATTACTTAAAGACATGTACAACTTTTGTGAAGATATAGCTCAAGTACCACAACCTGAATTATCAATGGTTGCTGCGTTATCTTTAGCTGCTGTATCTTGCGGAAGAGTTTATAGAACCAACATGAATAATTTTTCTAGTTTGTTCTTTATGTGTATTGCAAAGTCTGGACAAGGAAAAGAAAACATCAAAACATTTGTTGAAACCATTCTGAATGAATCACAACATTCAAAGTTAATAGTGGGAGACGGATATACATCAAGCGGAGCTGTGCATTCAATACTTAGACAAAGACCAACTCAGATTACTATTATGGATGAATTTGGTAAAAGGCTAGAGTCAATTGGTGGACAACAAAATTTTAACAGAGAAGATGGATTACAAACTTTAATGGAAGCTTGGGGTAGATGCCATGGTACTTTGAGGCCAGATAATTATTCTTTAATGAATGTACCTGATCAATATAAAGATCAATTTATGAATAGGCTTACTCATAAACCAAACATAACTTTAGTAGGCTTATCAGTACCTAAAAACTTTTATAAAGCTTTGAATAGTGGAAGGATAGCAGACGGTTTTTTAAATAGATTCTTGATTGTAGAATCAAAAGAACCAAGAAGAGTTGCTCAACTAAAAAAATTTAGAGAAGCGCCACTAAGGATTGTTAATTGGGTAAATTATGTAAGACGACCTATAAATGATTTTTATGAAGTAGCTATTGACAATGCTGATATTGATCTTGAGCAAGTCGTCTTAGACTTTGACCAAGACGCAGAATTAGTGTTGCAGGACTTTGCATCTGAAATTGTAAAAAGGCAAGATATACTTGAGAAAGATAATTTAGAGCCATTACTATCAAGATCCCGAGAAAAAGCCATGCGACTATCCCTTTCAGTTACTCTTGCGGAGAACCCTAAAGCAAAAAAGATTCCAGGGGACATTATGAAATGGTGTGTTGATTTTGTCAGATACTATGACTTGCTTTTTATTGAAGCATGTCGTGATAGGGTTGCAAGTTCAGCAATTGAATCAAAAATCAAGCAAGTACTTTCATTTATTAGGTCAAGAAACGGTGAGGGTATATCAAAAAGAGAAGTTGATAGGCACGAACTATTTAGAAGCATGAAGTCTTATGAAGTTAAAGAAATTATAGAGAGGCTTATGAATGCAAGAGAAATTCAAGAGGTAGAAGTAAAGGTGGGAGGAAAAGGAAGGCCAACTAAAAGATTAGTGGCTGTCGATCCAAACTTTTTTGAGGAGTAGCTATGAAAACACCAAGCTTAGAAACCAAAGATGATCAAAAACGAGAAGAAAGAGTTGCTGGCTTTTTAGAAGGTTTATGGGGAGTTACTTGCCATAAGTTGCCAACTAATTACAGTCTAGATTATTGGATAGAATCTAAAAATAATTGTTTTTGGTGTGAAGTTAAATGTCGTTCTTTTCCTGCAACTAAGTATGAAACTTTTATTGTGTCTGCTAATAAGTTAAGAAAAGGAGCCTCTTTTGCAAGATCAAGCGGAGTTCCTTTTATTATTGTATGGGCTATGAAAGATAGCGTTTGGTATCATCAATGGGATCCTGAACATGAATACGATATAAGAATGAATCTAAAAGAGGATCCAAAGTTTGAAGAAGATAACGAGCCATACGTACATTTTCCAAAAGATATATGTAAATGTCTGTCAGAAAAGCCATTAGGCTTGGACAGAGAGGAAATAGGGTTTTAGAATATGCTATATGAACTTAGAGCAATACTATTTAGAGTTGTCTATTTTTGTTGCTTCAGTAATTTCAGGATTAGCCTTAAAGGATTGGTCAGTAAGTTTTATCAAAGGATTGAACTTTAAAATGAACCCACAATTTCAAGAAGGCGATAAAGTAAAACTTGATGGAGAGGAGGCTGTAGTAATAAAAATCGGCATGACTACTTCTGTCTTTGGCGTTACCGCTAAAGATGGTTACACTTGGCGATATGTCCCAAATCAAAGGATTGATTATTTGAAATTAGAAAAAATAATTGATAAAGATTTACATGTCGATAGTACTGAGGAGAAGAAAGCTAAATTAGAAAAAATATTAAGAGGTGAGGCAGATGATTGATAAATTTTTAGGCCCAATAACAGGCTTGTTAGATAAGATAGTTCCAGACAAAACAAAAAAAATGGAACTTGAACATGCAATCAAAACTCAGATGTTTGAGTTATCCAAGCAACAAAACGAAATTAATTTAGCTCAAGCTAAACATGCTTCTGTGTTTGTGGCGGGAGCCAGGCCGGCTATCATGTGGGTGGCTTGTTTGGGCTTGTTGTGGAGCTTCTTCTTAGCTCCAATAATGAATTGGGTAGTTGTTATTTCAGGATCGTCAATTCAACCACCTGTGTTAAATACAGAAGGTTTAATGACTCTAACTTTATCTTTACTTGGTCTTGGTGGCTTGAGGACTGCTGAAAAATGGAAAGGCGTAGCTAGAAACAATATGGTAGAAGAGAATGTTAAAGACGCTTACAAATAAAGAAAGGGAAACTTTTGCAAAAGATTGTTTTAAAATTTTAAGTTTTAATATTCCAAACATAAAGTCTTTAGATACTTTGTACGATCACTACAATAAAAATTATCAAGTTATACACATGTGTAAGGATATATATCCTCAAGGCTATGAAAATATGATGGATTTATTTAGAAAAAGAAAGGAACTTTTAAAACTAAATAATAGGTCTGTTAGCTAATCTTTCTGCAAAATCCAACCTTTCAGGAGAAAGTGGATCTACATTTACTGGCTCAACTTCTGGTAATGGCGTACTGCTTTGTAAGTTTCTAATGTTTCTTTGACTTTCATCTCTTAAATCTCTCAAAGAATCTTGAAAAGATCTAATCTCTTGTTGGTTTTGTCTTTCTATATCTTGTAGTTCTTCTTGCCCTCTTTGTAAGCCAACTTCGGCTTGTTGACTACCCTCTGCTATAGCATCTCCAATCAACCTAATGCCAAGTTGTCTAGCAGATCTAATAAAAAATTGTATTACTCTACCAACAGATCCAGGGTCTTTTTTGGCTAACAATTTTAATATAGCTGGATTTGAAAAAGCTTGTCTCATAATTGCTAAACCAGCGACTGTTGGCAACATGCCAATGCTAAGAGCGTTAACAGCAATACCAGCAGCTACAAGTGTACCAGCTGACTTTTCTATGGTTAAGCCATCAAGCGCAGATTGTAATGCTCTAAATCCAAGTAATGATTCTTTACCAAACATAGCCTCCAAAGTTGTATCTCCATAACTATCTAGAGTTCTTCTAAGTCTGTCTGGTTTAAATATATCTGTAATTTTTTCTTTGGAAGGATCAAAAGAATCTTTCAATAATTTAGATAAACTAGCTTGTTGTATTTCAACAAATGTTTCTGGATCAACAGTTTCTTTTACAATCTGAATATTTGCAGCGCTATTAGGTTTAAATACAACATCTGCAATCTCATCAGTACCAGAGACATCTAACCTCTTTATGATAGAGTTTTGCTCAAAACTAATTCTTTCCTTTGCAGCGTTAGATTTATTTTTTAGAGCATCCAAAAATCTTTGCGCAGTAGAAGTATCTCTAAGTCCGCCATCAGTCTCTACAATTTGATTGATTAAATTTTCTAACTCTAATGGTTGTTTGTTATACATGCTTGGAGTTATTCTTCTTAATTGAGTAACTGTATCTATAATATTTTTATAGCTTGGCCCAAAAATAATTTCCATTTTGCCTTCTTTAGTTCTATCAAATTTTAGTATTTCGTCTGCAAACTTTTTAAAATCTAAAGATTTACTAGTTTTGTCATAGGATTCACGCCAAGCATCATGCAAAATTTTTCTCTGTAACTGTGTTTTTATATACTGTTCCCCACCAAATTTATCCATGGCTTTTTTGAAAGCTGCCTGATCAAGCACTCCTTTTTTCGTGTTTATTTCCTCTAGATATTTTTCGTGGTTTTTTATTGCTTGAAAAAAATCTTCAAACGGTTTTGTGTCTTTAGAACCTGATAAGATAAACTCATCATAAACGCTATTAATATTGTAATTACCTTGTTGCGAATCTCCAATAATTTGTTTTATTTTTAAAGAATCAAAAGGCGCAAGTCTTTCTCTCGCTAATTTATTTGTTGCTTTTAGCTCCATTACGGCATCAGAAATATCTTTACTAGCAGTTTTGTCTAAATCTTTATTTATGTAAGCTTTAAATTTTCCTTTTTTATTAATCATTTTTACTAGAGAGTTTGGATTTTCTAAGATATTTAAAAGACCAGGATTAACAAGGGCATCATCTGGGTTATCTAAAATTTTAATAATGTCGTCTAGTAAAGAGGTGTTTCTACCTACATTAAGACTATTCAATCTTAGTCCTTTCAAAGTAGATAAATCGTTTCTAATTCTTTGTAAGTTTTCACCAAATTTTAATTCTGCTTTTTGTGCTCTACCTATTTCAGGAAATTTTGAATTTAGAGCTGTAGGAGACAAATCTTCCCAATATTGTAAAAAACCATCTTCATACTCAAGAGCATTACTTATTCTTCTTTGCCTTTCTATTAATCCTGTTACAAATTTTGTTACTTCATCTGCACTATGATCGTCAATTTCTTTTGGCGCTTGAATTGTTAATTCGCCTGGGTTTCTGCCATATTTACGACCATAAGCTTGAGTTATTTTACTTATATGTTCAGAAATAAGTTTATTTAAAGAAATACTTATACCTTCAATTAAGTCAGGATCGTCTTTACCTGCGGCAAGTAGCATTTTGTCAGCATTTACGTATTTTTTTCGTAATTGATCTTCTACTGCCTTATGTGATTTTGAAAGGCTGTCTATTAAAACTTCTCCTATCTCTTTTCTATTCAAGGCATTTGCAAAATCATCAGCAGAAGTTATGCCCTCCATAAGTTCCTCTACAAGTTTATTTACTTGTTTGTTAGTTTTGATTTCTGCTGTATTTAACTTTTGTCTTGCAGAACTTAAAGCACCAGTAATTTGTTCTCTTGTAGATTCTTTTACAAATTCTTCACCAGCAAAGTTTTCCCCATTTATTAATCTATTCAATCTATCTATTTCTTCTCTTAAATAAGCTTTGGTACTAAGAACTCTTTTATTACCTAAAACAGTTTCAGCAACTGCTTGTAGCCTACCTGGTATAACTCTGTTCAAAGCAGATTGAGACGGCAAAGCCTTAAATTCATTCTTACCAACTTTGCCCTCTTTTACAGCTTTAGCTATTTCTTTTTCTGTAGCTTCTCTGCCTAAAGATTTATCAAGTTTCATGACATCTAAGATAGACCTACCCTTAATTGCTTGTTGTTGAAATCTTAAATTATCAAAAGGAGCTTGTTTGCCTAAAAGCAAAGAATAAAATTTAAAAAGACCTTCACCCAGTCCTTGTCCAGCAAATCCTAAAACTCCTTCATAAGCTAAAAGGTTTCTTAACTCATCTCTACTTTGTGCTTGATACCCTTGATTTATTTCATAAGCTTCTTCTAATCCCTTACCAGTAGCGCCCCCTAAACCCGAAAGCAACATATTAGCCATAGCCGACCTACCACCTAAAAGATTAGTCAAAGCTTTTGCTACTCTTAACTGTGGAACTAAAGCTACCACACTACCAAATATAGGCCCTACAACGCCTGAAAAATCTGCAAGATCATATTTGTTAAAACCAAAAGTTCTTTCGTCTATAACTGTATTTTGTTCTAGCTCTTCCCCATTTTTTAAGGTGATGGTTCTAATTTGATCGCCAAGACCAAGCATCTTCATACCTTCTGGTGTTAAGGCTAGTTGTCCTGAAGAATCTACTGCATATTCATTACCAACATACTTACTAAGTATTTTTTCTCTTTCTACTTCGTTTTCCGCTAACCCTAGGTCAAATCTTAATTGTGCGTCTTTTACTCCGCTATCATAATTAAAAAAAAGATTGTCTGCTTGTGGTGCTAAAGTTCTTTCTGCGATTATGGCTTTTACTTTAGCTCTAGCTTCATCAGGAGAGTTAGCTTCGACCTCTAGTGATTCTGTGTCAGTAACATTAACTTTATACCTTTGCATTTCACTATAAATCTATTTCTTGTATTTTTTTTATTATTTCTGCAGCTTTTTCAGCATCTTGAAAAGTATTAGTAGGATCAAAATCTATAGCATCTTGCATGGCTTTTGCATGATTCAAAGCTCTACTTTGTCCAAAACTACCAGCAGCTTGTAAGAAATCAAAATTTGATTGCATGTTTTCTTTGTAAGATTCCATATTATTTAAAAGAGCATCTCTAGAAGATTTTAATTTTTTCTCTACAGTATTTGGATTATCCATAAATCCAAAAGATCCAAAAACACGTTCAACAATCTGTCTGTCTAAGTTTGAAATTGTTCTTCCAGACTCTCCTAGTATTTCTCTGATATTTCTGTTTCTTAAAATATCAAGTATAGACTCTACTTGAGTTGCAGCAGAAGGTAATCTGTCTATATTTAAAGCTGCTAATACACCATCCGTTAATATGTCAAACTTACCTTTAAACCCTCCAAGTTTAGCTGCTCCTTGTTTTTTTGATTGTTCAACTAAATTAAGAACTTCATTAATTAACGAAACAGCAGCTCTAGCTCCTGAAAAATCTTTTGCTGCTGTATTAAATTCAACTGAAGAATCTTTTATATTTTTCAAATCTCTAATTGATGGGCCAGTATCTTTGCCTGTTTGTTTGATTTGTTCCTTTCTTAATGCTATTTCTGCTTCAGCTTCAGCTGCACGTTTTGCTGTTTCAGAATCTACAAAGTCTGCTGTACCCAAAGGTATGCCCATAAATGATCCAGTCCTTACTAATTGCTTACCCATACTGCCTAAAAAGTCTTTGAATTTTTGACCGCCAAAAGTATCAGCAATAGCTAAATCTTTTATGTATTTATCTTCGTCAGCAAAAAATTGCTCTCTTTGTTCTTGAGTCAGCTCAAAAGTAGTGTCGTCTAAATCTTCTCTAATCCTATCTTCTTTTTCTTTTTTAGTTAATTTAGATCTATCAACTTTATCTAATGCAGCTTGTGCCTCACCCTCTTTTATTCTTCGTTCTAAGTCAGATTGAGTATCTAAATCAGGGGAAAGCTCATCCACGCTATCTTGTGTTTCAATAGTGTTAGCAGCTATAGTTTCTGTTGGTAATTCTTCAGATACATCAGCTTCCATTTGAGTTTGAGAAGGGACATCTAAATCATCTATTTCGTTTTGTAATTGAGCGCCTCTATACAAATCATCTAAAGATTCTCTACTTTTGTAGCCACTTAAAATAGCATCTTTCAAACCTTTACCTTCATCTGCTATTGGCGATACATACAAATCATCAATTTTTTCAAAAGGCTCAACTTCTCCTTTTTTTATGTTTTCTCTTAATTTTACTGCCTCTTCTGGGCTATATATAGATAAAATTTCTGGAGTTTTTTTAGCAAAGTCTGCAATTCTACGATAGTAATTCATCAACTCTTCACCACCTTCAGCAAATACGTCTTTTGCCATCCTAAAAGGTAAAGTAGGATTTCTAAATAAAGCTGCTGAACCTCCTCTGTTCTCTAAAGCTTGACTAACTATTTTCTCTACATTACTACCTAAAAGAACATCAGGACTATTTAACATGCCATAAACATCTAAAGTAAAAAGAGCATCTGAATTTACAATATTAGATAAATTTGATGGATCGACAGTAATAATTTCACCAGTAGATAGTCTTATTTGGTTTTCGCCTAATCCAGAATCTGTAATTACTTCAGGTGTATTTGTTACCACATTATCAATAATAGGATTTACTTCAAACTCAGGTCTTTCAAAACTACCAATGCCTATTTCAGCAGAAGGAGGTGGCATGTTAATTTGCGGTCTTACTCCGCCTCCGCTTTCGCCAATAACAGTAACATCAGGACTTACTGCTGAAGTTTGTCGAAACATATTTCTATCAAAAATTGACATTACAATCTATAGGTTTGAGCTTGTGGATTATAAATAGAAGCTACTGGAGTCATTTGTGGATTTTGATTTTGATTCTGATTCATTGAATATACAGTTGGATCTTGCGGTCTTTGTGCAAACGTATTTATGTTTGGCATAAATTGCGAGAAAGTGTTTAAGAAGCTTCCAAGACCAACAGCTCTAGGATCAGGTGCTCTGCCAAACATAGAAGTTATGTTTGCAGTCGTAGGAGAATAAGATGGTAATATTGTCGATAAGATTCGCATAGTTTCTAAAGGATCATTTCTTTGTGCAGTTGCCCTATTAAAATCTGCTGCGCTTCTTATATCGTCTAATTTTCTTTGTGTGCTGCCAAGGCCTAATAAATTCTGAATGCCAGTTTGCGTTAATCTTTGCGTGTCGCTGGCAAGATCTCTAAAATCACCAAACAGATTTCTTCTGTCGCCAATCTCATCTCTAAGTCTAGATATAGAATCTCTATAACCAGCTTGACGTATGCCAGCAAGTTCTTTACCTAAACCTCTACTAAATTCCTCTAATCTGTCTTGTGCTCCCAGTCTAGCCCTAGAACCAAAAGCAGACTCACCAGCACCTAAAGCGTTAAATCTTCTTTGGTTTTCGGACATATCAAAAGCTTTTACAGCGTCTTGTGTATATTGGTCAATAACCGCTTGTTGATAGGGATCTTCAAACTTTTTGTAAGCAAAAGGATCTTGTAAATCTCTTATAGCACTAAGTTGATCTTCACCAGACGTTAAGAATCTTTCAAAATTACCTATGCCACTTCTGAGTCGATCTAAGCCAGCTTGTTCTAAATCAGTAAGATCTGCAAATTTTTGTTCTGGTAAAGGAGTTTCAAATCTTTTTCTAGCTATTTGTTGGAGTTGATTAATAAAACCTGGAGTCCCTTCTGTACCAAAGAAAAGACTTCTTAGATAAGGATCGCCTACTGTATCAACTACTTGTTGTCCTGGTCTTAACATTGGATCTCCGTAAATAGCCATTATGCGTACCCCTCGTTGTATTTTTCAAAAGTTTTCATTAAGTTCATCATGTTCTTAGCACCTTTCTTTCTATCAGGCTTTCCACCTGGAGTTAATGATACAACACCTTTGCTTTTACTAATTTTGTAACCACCTAATCCTTTGTTGGCAGAGGCAGTCATAACAAACTCGCCATCAGACAACATAGCTGGTATATCATCAGAGGTACCAGTTCCTGGGCCTTCAGATTCTCCACCATCTCTCATATCTAAAACTTCTCCACCTTCAGCAAAGCCAAGATCAAAACCACCTTTACCAAAGGTAGTGCCTAATTTTAAATCTGGTCTTAAAGTATCTCTTACATCTTTTAGAGGATTGTCTCTTTCTTTTTTAGCAGCTAAATAACTTAATATGCCAGCGGGTACTGCTAAACCAGCAGCAGCTCCCATACCCTTGTTATAGAAATTTTGTAATCTTTGTTGGTTATAAATATCATCTCCCGTAACATTACTTACTAATTGCATCAAAGGATTATTTTGACCTAAACTCATAATACCTGATTGATTACTTACATTTTGACTAAGGCCACTAAAAGGGTTTATAGCTTTTTTAAAAGAATCAAAAGAAGAAAAAGGATTGCTGCCAACTGGCACATTAGGAGCCATCCCTGGTCTTAATCCGCCAGCTAATCCTCCTAAAGTTGCGGTCAAAGCTCCGCCTAAACCAGATTTTAGCCCTCCACCACTAGCTAATCCTGATAACCCACCACTTAATGCCATAGATGCAAGTGGCCCTAAACCTGGTATAAACATAGCCCCTATAGGTGCTAATGTTTTGAATAAATCACTTTTTACTATGTTCTTACCTAATTTTAAATTAGCCTTTATAGCTTTTTTTGCTAAACCTGTTTGAAACTTAACTATTTTTTTTACTGGCTTAACTATTTTTTTTACTAATTTGTCGAGAAAAAACTCAGGCAAACCAGAATAAGGATTTATACTATTAGAACTGCCAACAACATAATTAGCTGGATTTATACCAGCATTAAGCATGTCTTTAAATATTTGTCTTTTGGTAGCTAATGATATGGCTAATGGTGGAATAACCATTTCCCCATCAGCAACGTGTGCAATCTTGTTATCTTCGAATCTTCCTAAACTTGCAAGACCAGTTATTTGTTCATTCATCTTGTTATTTTATTATAAGCATTAGTGGGACTACAACTCTATTATTATGCCACCACTACGTTTTACGTCTATTTTCAACGTACCTACTGAGCCAAGCAGTTCAAAACCAGCACCCGCTACGGTAGGTTCTGTTAACTGAACAAATCTGTTGCCTATATAAGCTTGTAAAGAGCCAACAGTCGTATTCCATATTACATCACCTTCTTGGAAATCTAAAGAACTTATTTCGCTATCTGTATAGTGTGGAGTCCTATCAGGATCAAAGGTTCCTATATTTAATTCAAGTAATCTGACTAATCTATTGTATAAATCTGGAGAGACATCTCTTGTGGCTAAAGGTAGAGCAGTTTTGATTAATCTTGCCATTAGCGTCTGCCATCTGTTTGCACATCTAGTCTTGTATCACCTAATCTCCAACCCACACCATTATTACCTGAATCGCCATCATTTGATTTGATTTTAAATACTACTTGCCTACCTCTACCCCTTATGTGTGATTGTTTTGTTGTAGGCGATACTGTAGAAGTAGCAACAGAAGAAAGACTATCGCCAGGGAAGTTTCTCACTTTGGTTTCTATATTTACATTAGTTGAAGTATCTGAGGTTAAAAACTTAACATCAGGTATTAACCTTCTTAGAAAAGAAAAGCTTTCTCCATCTTGTATATCTAAATCACCTGATTCAATAAATACATTTTGCATCTCGCTACCGTCATCATTAAATCCTACTTCATGTTGATATAAGTAGTTGTTGCCAGTAGCTTGTGGATAAGATGATACACCAGTATCTAACCAAGCTGTTCTTGTTAATTGTCCGTAATACCAAACTCCTTCTTGGTAATTATAGATAACATATCTATCTATTTCTTGAGATGAGCTAGATGGATAAAACCAACCTATTTCTGAATGCTTTTTATTTGTAAAAGCAAAAGTCTTAAGTCTTTGCTCTGTATTGAAATCAGAGAATACATAATTTTTTACTGTACAAGGTAGTTCGCTAACGGATCCTTTATAGACATAAAAAGCATCTTTACCCATAAAATAAACACCCTCTGGGCCATTAATACAAGCATTAGGGCCTATAAGTCCTGTAGCTTCATCAATAAGGTTAACAGCAAAGACCAAAGGCGGCCCAATATTTGTCATACTGTAAATAGAACTATCTGTAAAAATTACAATTTCTTGTCTTGATTTAATACCGCCAACTATTTGTGAACCTGATGAAAGTCTTACACTACCAGCTGTATTCGTGCTTCTTGGCTCAAAATCTAATAAATCTTCAGAAGAAGAAAAAGCAACTAACATAGGATCTAAAGATCCAGTTCTTGCACCAGCTGAAATTGGGTCTGCACCTAATACTATTAAATGCCTATTAGTTTCAGAAGTTAAAACTTGTATGGCTTTAGTAGGAACTAAATTAGCTCCAGTTATTGAGCTCAATTCTTGAGCTCTTGTGCCTGTACCTGATGATTCATCCCATCTAAATATACCACCCCCTCTAACAGCCATTACTAAATCTTCACCATAGTTATCTTGCGACCATATTCTTAATTGATTTGCAGAGGATAATGGACTAGAAGATCCCCATCCCCCTGCACTCCAAGCACCTGAACCCCAACCAGTACCATCTACAAATACATCAAGACCAGTTACTATTTGATATACACCATTTGCACTACCGCTTGTACTATCGCTAGAAGTTGCTGTTACTGCATTACCGCTAGTATCGACTGCATTTATAAAATACTCATTACCGTTTGTAGTAGATATAGACTGTATTTGGTACTCTTGATTTAAAACTGTAGCAGTTATTGCTCCACCTAAAGTACTAGCTCCACTAAAGGTTACAAAATCATTAGGATTAGCTCCATGATTAGTGTCCGTAACTTTTATGGAGCTTGAGCCATCTGCCACTTTAGTAAAAGTAATAGATCCTGAAACTGTTTTTCTAATTGGAGTTATATCATCAAAAGTATTACCTGATTGTATATAAAATTTTAAATGTGTGCCTATGCCTAAGTATTTACTGCCATCCAAAGAAATCCAATTGAATATAGATCTTGCAGTTCCTTTAAACGTAGCTGTTAAAAGTTTTGCCCAACCTCCAAATTTTTCAGGTAAGCCCATCCTAAATCTTACTAAGTTACAATCGAACCAACCTCCTTCATTAGAATAAGAAGTGCCCTCTCTATCTATACCAGGTTTGAATTTATATTTAATTAAAGCCATTTTTTATTTCATTAAGAGCATCTTGCAAACTTTCTTTTGAATTTATATTTTTCATAAGAGAGTCTTTAAAAGTTATTTTTGTTCTTTTGCCATCCTTAAAAATTTTAAATATTATTGTATTGTATTCCAAACAATAAAAAGCATAAAGGTCAACCATACCTTTTTTATAGTCTCTAAGCTTTGTATTAGCCCCTCTACGCATGTCAAAACACCAATTTACTCTTTTATGTGTTTTATGGCACATTTTCCTCTTAGAGCAAGTTTTTACTTGGCATTTGTACATAATGTCATTTATTTCAAATATTATGTCAGCATGACTGCCATGCGGTAAAACGTGTACTGTATCGCTTTCTAAACTTAAAAAACTAGCTACAGCGTATTCGCCAGATCTCCCAATACGTTCTGTTTGGCGAGTCATATTTAAAAAGGGTATTCATCAGACTCCATCATTTTAGAAAGCCGAACAGCTCTTTGACCAACTTGGCCAGCCCATCTACTGTTTAACATTTCTTCTGCGGCTTCAGTAAAATTTTTGTTTTTAATATGCTCAAGCGTCTTTTCAAATTTAAACAATCTGTTCCCCATATTAAAATACATATCAATTAAAACAGTTTTTCTTACTTCTGATAGTTCTGAAAAAAAATTTAATTTATTTTTTAAAACAATTACAGATTTATTTACGTCATTTTTAAGTAAATATTCTGCTTCTTCTTCTGTAATACCTCCGCCTAATTTTTTATCAATAAGTCTGCCAAAACCAATAGTCTTATAGCCCTCACTACAATCATAACAATGACTTACAAAGCCTTCGTGTAGCTTTAACAAATTTATAAGTTCTTGCATTTAAAAAAAGATAACTTTTGTTAAAAATCCTGTAATTCCTAAAAATATAGTAAGAGAAAAAATTAGACTATTTCTAATTAATTTATTTAAAGATGTTATCCCATTTTCAATATTTTCTAATCTTCTCCAATTTTCTCGCCAACGCTGCTCACAAGCAGCTTCATGTGCTGAAAGCCTTTTATCAACTTCGTTTACAGTCGATCTAGCCATTAGAAGTAACTCCTTAAATTATCCCAATACTCTTTTAATTTGTTGTCTAAACTTTTATTAGCATAAGGCGCTACAGCTTTTAACAGTGCTTTACCTATTACTAATATAAATATTATCCATAATAAAATTTCCATAATTACCTCTATGCTGTTCTTTGCCACATATAAACTGCTACGAAAGGAGGCATATTATCGTGAGATTGTCCTCCTCCAGTATAACTTGTGAATTTCTGACTACCTAAATCCGCAGCCGATTGAGGATGATCTACATCAAATCCTTGAGTGTAAACACCAGAAGCACCTGAAGGATAAATACCACCATGTCTATGGCTTGGTATTTGGTTTTCGGTCAACGTAATTGTTTCATTACCGCCTGTTTCTAAAGGTGTATTCCATCTTGAATTACTTGATTGTACACCTATTAACATTCTACCTGAGGTATTTGTAGTAACCCAAGTTCCAAAACCAAATATACTAGCGGGGTTGGTGTTTGACACACTAATATAAATTGCACCTACTGGATATACCGCTTGTAGAGTGGCTAGTTGAGTTGTTTTTGCATCTAATTGAGTTTGTATAGCAGAAGTTACGCCATTCAAATATTGAAATTCTGTGTTACTAACAGTTCCATTTGCAATTTTAGCAGCGTCTATTGCTGCGCTAGATTTTATGTTTGCATCTTCAATATTTGTAATACTATTACCTGTGCCATCCGCATCAATTGTTTTATTAGTAAATGTATCTGTACTAGAGGCTGTAACAAAAGAACCTCCATTAAAAGTCGCACTAGCGCCTAAATCTATTTTTTCAAAAACATCATAAACTACGGCTCCAGAACCGCCACCATCTAAAATACAACCTTTGGTTTTACCGTTAGCTATAGTTACACTTGCGCCTGATCCTTGCGAAATTGATATGGATTGACCGCCTGATGTAGCATTTTCTATAAAAATTACTTTAGATAATGTATTTGGTAATATTGTTAAAGTTTTTGTTGCATCTAAAGTAGCGCTTGAAGTAACTTTTAAATAAAAAGCTCTCCGTTTATCTGACTGACCATTTTGTATGGTTACTTCTTTATTAGCGTTTGCATCAAAGGTTGCTTCTGTTTGATAAGAAAAAGCCTCTGCTATAAGGCTTAGATTAGTGTTTGTAGTAGTACCCCAAGAACCAATCTGTTCTCCAGTACCCATTTCCTCCAATCGTAAATCATTATCGTATGAACTAGCCATTATTAACCTCTACCAAATTATAATTAAATTATCATATTTAAGCTACTTCTTCCCAAGAAGGCGTTTCTGAATCATCTATTTCAGACCATCCAGGTGTTTGTGTATCTGAAATGGCACTAAAGTTAGAAGTTTGACTATCATCTATTTCTGACCAAACTAAAACAATACCTACTTCGCCATTAGCTGATACAGAAGAAGGCGTTACATTAGCTTTTGCTATTGTAACAACTGTACCTAGACCAGACGATAAACTATAACCAGTTATTGAAATATTATTGTTAGTTACAAGTGAAATCGTACCTAAAGAACTTATAGTTGATTGACCAGTTGGTGTTACATTAGCCTCTGCATCTGTTGTTACAGATACCGAACCAACAGTCCCAACTAAACTTGGTAAAGCAGCAACTGCTTGAGCGTTTACTCCTACGCCACCTACAGCAGAATTAGCTGTTGGTACTTGTTCAGTATCTTCACTTACCGTGAAGTTACAGTCTGCGGTAACTGTTGGACTGCCTAACGCAGATGTAGATGATTGACCAGATAAAGTTAAATTAGCTTTACCAGATACAGTTAAAGATCCTATTCCACCAGTAGCTGCTAATCCAGCTACTCCTATTTCACCACCAGCTATGATCGCTACGCCAGCTAAAGCAGAAGTTGCTGCTTGTCCAGTTGGCGTTACGTTAGCTTCAGCGTCAGTAGTTACTGCTACCGAACCTACGGTAGATACTAAGCTTGGTAAAGTTGCTACCGCTTGAGCATTTACACCGACACCAGCTACAGCCGAAGTGCCTACTTGGCCAGTCGGTGTTACATTTCCTATTCCAGTTTGTGTGGTAGTTCCTAAAGCAGAAGTGGTTGCTACGCCAGATATTTCTACCCTTACAGGAGTTCCACCTAATGCTGCAAAAGGAGATTGAGCAAATGCGGATATACCAAACATTTTAGCCCTCTGCTACTTGTTTGGTTTCTACCTTTTCTTCTTTTAAAGAATTTTTAAGTTGTGCTACTAAAAATTGGTTAGCAGCAGTTGCTACGTCTATATCTTTTTTAGCTTGAGAAATTTTTATTTGTTGCTCTTGAACTAAAGATACTAGATATTTTTGTTCATCAGACATTTCATCTATATAGTAATCCTTATCGTCTAAAGTAATTTTATTTGCCATACTTAACCGCCTATAGTTTTTGTTTGCACTACAGGATTAACTAATTCGTCAATCTGAGCATCAAGACCAGCTTTTATTTCTTTAACTCTATCTTCACCCATAGCTGCTTCAACCCAACTTTGTACGTCACTTACAGTTAAGTCTGCAAAAGCGGTAAAGTCTGATAAGTCTGAAGTGTCTAAAGATTGTGTACCATATACTGTAGCAGCTTGTGGGTTGCCATCAGCACCATTGTTAGCATCATCAGTTCCAGTAAGTCTCCAGTGGACATTAAAGACAGTATCAGCGTTGCCGTCTATTTCTTTAACATCTACAGTACTTACATTCCATGAATAGTTAATTGCCATTTTTTACCTCGTTAATTTGTGTTTGTAAATTTTCTATTATAGTTTGTTGTTCTTGGATTGCTTTTGTTAATAAAGGTACTAATTTACTTTGGTCTATACCTTGCATTTCTTCGCCATCTTTTTCACCTGTAACAGCTTCTGGAACTATGTCAGAAACTTCGTGTGCTAAAAAACCATCAACTGTTATATCTGCATCAGCTATGAAATTAAACCTTGCGGGTTTTAATTGTTTAACTCTAGTTAAAGCATCAAACTCATAATCAACATTTTCTTTGAGTCTGTAATCTGAACTTGTTGAATAAGTAACAGATGTACCTGTAGTGCTTATTCCACCTGCATAAGTAGCTGAAGAATCGGTATTTCTAAAAAATTGAATTTGTGCAACACCTTGAGCACCTGTTTGCCTAAAGTGAATATAAGAGTTTGCTTGTTCTAAGGATAAAGATTGTGTGCCTGTTCTTGTAGTTGAAGTGCCTATGAGAAGATTACCAGAAGAATCAATTCTCATTCTTTCATAACTACTTGTATTGAATGCTAGTGAATTATCACTATGATAGTATTGCACTTTTCCTGCGTAAGTACCTAATGCTGTTCCAGTATCATCAGAAAAATATAAAGTACCATAACTTGATGTGCCACTTCGTATGGTCATTCCAGCGTTACCACCACCACCATCTACATCGCCAAGAGTTAAGCTATCACCATAATCAGGATAACCTGCATCGGTTGTACCAATCATAACTTGCTCACTACTACTAATAGTTATAGCAGTAGCATCGCTGTTATCAACGATCCCAGGAGTGCTTGATACGCTTTTATCTACTTTAGTTAGTGCCATTAGTCTGCCTCTTCTATAGTTAGTGTTCCTGCATCAACTTGTCGCATTATTTCATCATAATGTCTGTTGCCTACAGAAATAGGTATAAATAATTCTTGTCCGTCTATAGTGGCTTTTATACTAGAATTTTCATCTGAAATGCCGTCTTTCAAATATTTTGCTGATGTGATGTTCATTTTATCAATCATTTATAACTCCGCATCCGCTACCATCTCTCCTTCAAAAAGTACTAATGTTGCATTGTGTAAATATGTTCTTACCGCACAACTTCCGTTTCTAAATGCACTTGTCTGAGCAACACCACCAGTTGCGGAAGTTCCAGCAGAATTATAGTATGTCATAGTACCGCTTAAAGACATGGTGGGTTGAGCTCTTTTAGGTTGAATAGTGTTCCAATTTCCATAAGCATGATTACCTATATTTACAGCAGACCCCCCATAAAAAAATTTTTCGTAATACCTATGACATAAAGCTAACTCTTCTCCGAAGCTTCTATGCTCAAAAGATGTAGCTGTGTCTCCTACTTCTAGCTGTACTCCTGTTATATGAAGATCATTACTTGTTGAAGATGCTAGATTGCTTATACCTGCTGCTCTGGTGTTAGCAGCGTAACTATTTCGCCATGTGTTTGAAACAAAAGTACCGCCTTGATAAGTGTCTCCAGCAGCGAACCAAATACCTAATGATAATCCAAGAGAAGTGTCATTAGCAATAGAAGCAGCGGTATTTCCCGTAAAAGTTATAGTTTTTCTTTCCCAAGTATTTGCTTGGTCGATAGTAAATTTAATACCATTAATATAACTACCTGTTTCTAATTCAGCTAAGTAGGTGCCTGTTGAAGTTGAATATATATAAAAAGAAAGTGTTATTTCTTTTGCCGATGATGTTCCGTAACACAAATGTTGTACATCACTACCTTCAAATTTGTGTTGAAAAATTATGTATTCTCCTTGAGTAATAGAAGTATCTGCTGTTGTGCAATCAAATTTAATTGCGTTACCAAAACCAGGTGGAAGGGTTAAATCAGTTCTATTGCCTATAGTAAATGCCCAATTACCTAATGAAGAACCAATTAATTTCCAACGGTCAGCAGGATAATGGTCAGCATTAGACCAACCAACCGCAGTATTTCCTGTACCATTTCTTTGAGAAACTTGCATTTTACCGTTGTATATCATATTTCTACGACCAATAACTTGGTCATTTACTAGTTCTGGTGGTATTTTAGTTGTCATTAATCAGCCTCTTCTATTGTTAGTTCTTTAGCTTCTACTTGTCGCATGATTTCATCGTAATGCGTGTTTCCTTCTGCTAAAGGCACAAACATTTCTTCACCATCCAAAATAACTCTTAGACTTACATTTTCACCTGTAATTGAATCTTTTTGATATTTAACAGAAGTAAAATTTATTTTTTCATCCATAACTATAGCTCCGCCTCCGCAGTTGCCTTATAACTGCCACTGTTATATACACAACAAGCCCTACCTGCAGTAGAACTAAAACCAGCTAATGAGTCAAACTCAATGGCAGAAGTACTCGAATATGTAGCAGTAACATTAGATATAGTACCTGTACCTAGCCCATCATATACATTAAAAGTTCCTGAAAGAGCTACTGTTGGGGCAGATCTCATTTCTGTTTTTAAAGGTGTAGCCAGTCTATTAGCAGCAACAGGGTTTCCTGTTGAAGCAATAACTCCTCTTGGACAAGGATTTTGTAATACTTGATAATATCTTTCACATAAAGAAAGCTCTTCATCATATTTTTTAAACTCAAAAGGTGTAGCTTGAGAGCCAAGCTCTAATTGTATTAAAGTAATATAAGATGAGGTTTCTGTATCACCATCAACTCTCAATAACATATCTACATAATCAGTGCAATTAGCCATAGTAAAAGTTGCTGTATATTTTGTATAACTTGTAGTTAAAGTTATATCCCCTAAATCTACAGAAGAAGCTGCACTACCGCTTGAAATAAAAGCTAATGCTCTTTGTTGAGTAACTGTTGCATCTGCTTTTGCGTAAAAACTTAAAGTACAAGTTTTACCAATCATGTGTTTAATATCTATAGGTTCTATACGATAATTAACTCCTCTTTTGAAGTCTTGTCCTGCAGAGGTACAAGTTGTCTTTAAAACATTTACATTAGAATAATCACCTATATTTTGGTCTGTTTGCACTTCTTGATTCCAAGTTCCAACTGTTCCTCCTTCAGAACTAAATCTCATTCTATCGGCAGTGTAATATTTATAAGCAGTAGTAAACCCTGTTCTAGATTGATTTCTTTGATAGACCTTCATGTCGCCATTAATAATAATATTTTTACGACCAATTACTTGGTCATTTACTACATTTGTTGATACTTTTGTGATCGCCATTATTTTATTTTACCCTCTAATTTTTCTACTTTTGCTGATAATTCTTGGATTGCTTTCATTAAGGCATACATCATATCTGTTGTATAAACTGTTTTTAAAGGTACTCCATCTT